CACCTTTTGGATTTATAGATGATGGAGTTCATTACGGTGAGAATACAACATTTACAGATGGTGATGGTGATTATTGGGTACCTACTGATGCTCCCGATTGGAGTATTCATCGACCTTAGGCAGGCCACGGAGCTTTAAGACTGTCCCATTTTCTATCCTGTATACAATTCCAACATACCACTATACTTTCTTCTATTAATTCTGTTGCAGAGTGTCGCTGAATAGTTTTTTTACCATGGCGCATTATATTACGTCTTATCTTTTCGTGATGAGGCCACCATCGTAAGTAATGTGGGGTAGCTTCTGAACATATCTGACACCATTTATCTTCAAAAGTTTTTAAAATTTCGTTTTCTCTGCCTGAATCACGCATATGTGTGCCTCCTAAAACTATAATTATTTATAGAAACACACAGAGGTGTTTTTAGAAAATAAGTAAATACTAAATAATACGACAAAACAATATTGAGATGTTTTTTATATTAACTTTTACAACAGACCTAGGAGAGAAATACAATGGGAGATTTAGTCTCACCGGGCGTACAGGTAAAAGAAAAAGACCTAACTACAACCGTACGAAGTGAACCCACAAGTGTTGGTGCCTTTGCTGGTGTTTTCCAGAAAGGTCCCATTTCGCAGGTAACTACTGTTTCTTCTGAGGAACAATTAGTAGCTATTTTTGGGAAACCTAATGGGACTAACTTTGAGTATTGGTTTACGGCAGCGTCTTTTTTCATGTATTCTAATACGCTTAAGATAGTTAGAATTGAAACCACTGGGGCAGTAAACTCTTGTGTTAGTGGCACAGCGATTCTAGTTAAAAATGATTCACACTATGAAGATGGTGATGGTGTTACAGGTCCGTATAACGATGGTTCGGCAGACGTAGGTGAGTTTGCTGCTCGCACAGCAGGAGCTTGGGGAAATACTCTCCATGTGGCTACCTGTAATACTGCAGCAGGCTACCAAGAATTGGCAAAGACAACTGTTAATGATGCATCAGCATCGGAAGGTAATACATCTATAACAGTTACATCGGCTACAGATATTGCTGTTGGAGATATCTTATTTTTTCAAGAGACATCGGGACAAAAATATCGAGTAACGGTGCTGTCTGGAACAACAATTCACTTTGTTAGATATCCTACAGTTGCTGCGACAGGCTTGGCTTCAACCATTGCTAACAGCACAAACGTAGACCGTACGTGGCGTTGGGCTGACCAGTTTGATAAAGCACCTGGCACATCACAATTTGTATCGGATAGAGGTGGTTCTAATGATGAAATGCATATTATCGTTTTAGACGAAGATGCAGAAATCACAGGAACCAGTAATGCTGTTTTAGAGAAATTTGAAAATGTATCTAAGGCCGCGGACGCTTTAACAATTGAAGGTAACGCTAATTATTATGCAGATGTACTTTTCACAAGTTCAGGTTATATTTACTGGATGGATCATCCAGCAGGCGCAACTGCTTGGGGCAATAATGCTAAAGACCAAAACTTTATAGCAGTAACTAATGCTGCACAAGGTTTTAGTTTAGTAACAGGTGTTGGTGGTACAACTGCTCCGACAGAAGGTCAAAGACAGCTTGCTTATGATGAGTTTAAAGATGTAGATACTGTAGACTTTAACTTGCTAATGGCAGGCCCGGCTTCTGTAGGAAGCACTGGTGCGACAACACATGGCGTTTATATCACAGACTTGGTAGACCAACGAAAAGATTGTGTTGGTTTTATCTCGCCAGATAGAAGTGATGTGGTTAATGTTGCTAAGTCTTATACCCAAACAGAAAATGTGAAGGGTTATTTTGACTTGTTGTCCAGTTCATCGTATACAGTTTTTGATAGCGGCTATAAGAAAATGTATGACAAATACAATGACGTTTATCGCATGGTGCCTTTAAATGGTGACATCGCTGGTTGTTGTGCTCGTACAGATGCTCTTGAAGATCCATGGTGGTCACCTGCGGGTATTGCTCGTGGACAGATCCGTGGTGCTGTCAGTGTTGCTTACAACCCCAAACAAGTAGAACGAGATACACTTTATCGTGCTCGCATCAATCCAATTGTTGCGTTCCCGGGAGAAGGTACTGTTCTGTTTGGTGATAAAACTGGCCTGGCTAGAAACAGTGCATTTAGTCGTATTAATGTTCGGCGCTTATTCCTCACTATTGAGGAGGCTTGTAAAGTGGCCGCTCGTTCAATCTTGTTTGAATTTAACGACGAGTTTACGAGAGACCAATTTAAAGCAATGGTAAATCCATATCTAAGAGATGTACAGTCTAGACGAGGTATGACGGACTTCCTAGTTGTGTGTGACGAGACCAATAACACTGGTCAAGTTATCGACAACAACGAGTTCCGTGCTGATATCTATGTTAAACCTGCACGTTCAATTAACTTCATAACACTAACCTTCATCGCAACACGCACAGGCGTAGATTTCGCTGAAGTAGTTGGTCGGGCATAAGGAGGAAATAACAAATGGCTAATGTTAATGATTTTGTTAATAGACTCTCTGGTGGTGGCGCTCGTGCCAACCAATTTCAGGTGAGGTTAGCAGGTCCTGGTGTCGATACTGAAACTTTGTCGTTTCTGTGTCGTTCGGCCACATTACCTGCTTCGACTATTGGAGAAGTACCTGTACCTTTCCGTGGTCGGATAGTATATGTTGCTGGGGAACGTACTTTTGCAGATTGGACAGTAACAGTCTTTAATGATGCTGGTTGGACAGTTCGTGGGCAATTAGAGAATTGGTCTAATACTATTATGGACCAAGGTGCGACAACTGGTGGTGCTCAATCACCGGGTGCGTATTATGGTGAAGCTGACATTATGCAGTTGTCGAGAAATGAAGCAGTTATTTGGCAGGCTCATTTGTATTCAGTATTTCCTACCAATATTGCTGAAATTGCTCTGTCTTATGATACTAATGATATCGTTGAAGAATATGATTGTACGTTTAGGTTCAATTATATGACAACAGGTCCATCAGGAACTGGAGTCGGTACTGCTTAATACTACTTCTATTTAATGTATAAATAGTAGTATGGCAGAATTTTTTGGATATGAAATAAAGAGGAAGGAGGCTACGAAGGGTCAAAGCTTCGTAGCCCCTTCTGATGAAGAAGGCACACTAGACGTTGCAGGTGGTGCTGGTTTTTTTAGCCAATATTTACCGAGCTATGACCGCACTGCTAAAAACGATTGGGACCTGATTCGTAAGTATCGGCAGACAGCCGAACACCCCGAAACCGACCAAGCGATAGAAGATATCATCAACGAGGCTATTACGGCCGACGAAGATGATACTTCAGTCCGTGTTAATTTGGATATGACCCATCTGTCAAGTCCGATTAAGAAAAAGGTCGATGAAGAATTTAGAGAAATTTTAAGGCTTCTAAATTGGAAACATAAAGGAGCTGATGTATTTCGTAGATGGTATATTGATAGTAAACTATTCTATCATAAAATGATAGATGAAAACTCTCCACGCAAAGGCATAACTGAATTACGTTATATTGATCCGAAGTTTATAAAAAAGGTTCGGGTTATAGAAAAATCAAATCCTCGTGGTAATCCTACAGGCCCTGCAGCCAGTGCCGAGTTAATTAAAAAGGTTGATGAGTATTTTATTTTTAATGAAGGTGGTGTTTATCCCGCATTAGGTGGTAAAAATGGCCAGGGATTGAAAATTTCACCCGACAGTATTGCCTATGTAACTTCAGGCATTTATAATCCTACTACTAGACAGGTATATGGATTTTTACAGAAGGCAATAAAACCATCTAATCAATTAAGAATGATGGAAGATGCTACGGTTATCTATCGCATCAGTCGAGCACCAGAACGAAGAATCTTTTATATTGACGTAGGTAATCTACCGAAGCCTAAGGCAGAAGCTTATCTCAAAGATGTAATGAGTCGTTATAGAAACAAGATTGTGTATGATGGTAATACAGGTGAAGTTAAAGATGACCGTAATCAAATGTCAATGTTGGAAGATTTCTGGTTGCCTAGACGAGAAGGTGGTCGAGGTACAGAGATTACGACATTGCCTGGTGGACAGAATCTTGGTGAGATGCAAGACGTAACATACTTCCAAGAAAAACTTTATCGCTCGTTGAATATTCCTATCTCTCGTTTGTTGACTGATTCCGGCTTTAATATGGGTCGAGCTTCAGAGATACAAAGAGATGAAATTAAATTTAGTAAGTTTATTCAAAAGTTGCGTAAACGATTTGCTTCTTTATTTTCTGATATATTAAGAACACAATTAGTCTTAAAAGGCATTATGACCCCCGAAGATTGGGATGAGGTTAAAGAGTTATTGGTATATGATTTTAATGATGATAACCATTTCCATGAAATCAGAGATTCAGAAATACTTGCAGGACGAGT